TCCCGCGAGGTCTTCTTTGTCGATCTGGTAGATTTCCCCATTCATCGGCCACCCTCAAGTTCAAGCGTAGTGAAGAGGCCGAGGACGGTCGCAGGGATCGGATCGTTCTGCTGGATACAGATTTGGCCGGGGATAGAATAGGTCTGATCCATGGTAATATGGGCATCGCCAGTGACAAGCCCGGTGATGATCTGGTTGTCTTGGCCGGTGAGCATCGAGGACACGTTACCGACCACAAGGTCTTTGATCTGGACCAGTCGGTTGAAGCTAGACCCGGCCCAGAGATTGAGCGCGTCCTTGACCCTGACGTCCACAAACACAACTCGCTTGAGCTTGCCTTGGATTGCACCATCGCCAGTGTCGATCGCAAGGGTCTGGAGTTTGCAGGTGTAGCCAAGGCCGATGGTGACCTTTGATGCAGGCGTTGCAAGGCTAAATTCACCATTCGCAGGCATCACAAACGAAGGAATAACAAACCCATCGGCAAGGCCAGTCACGGTCAGCCCGGCAAGGTGTTCACCGCCAGAGAAGTTGGTCGCAGGCGATCCCTCGTAGCCAAGCCCAGCATCCACGCACCAAGCATCCGCAACGCCAGCGGGGAAGGCTCGTTCAGCGAATCGCTCGATATATTGGACAGCGTTTCCGCCGACTGTCCGCTGTACCACGGTATAAACCGCATCGACAGTCCCAGCGTGGTCGGTAGGTTCAGTTACCGAAGCAACAGACTTGAACAATCCATTCGTGGTATAGTGGGACCAACCGACAAATTCCTGCTCTTTGAGGAAGGTCAGGGTCAGCATGGTTCCGTCGTTGCGGATCGCGTTTACGTTATAAAACGGCTGTTCAGCCCATGCCCATTCATCGATGGTGTAGCTGTAGAACAAATGGCTGGCGAGTGTGGAGATATCGGTGCCAGTGAAAGTGTTGAAGTAAATGTTAAATGCCAGATCGCGAATAGCCGAGCCTTTGCTCTGCACATACAGGATATCATAGTTCGCCACGATCGGCGGAACATCGCTGGCCCCGACAAAGCTCTGCGGATTGGCATTCAGCGACGACGGGGTAAGTGCTGCACCAGCTGTGCCACCATTCACAACCCAAGAAGCTTTGTCGGTAAGGACAAGCATACCAGAGTTCGACGGGATAACCGCTTTGATGTTGTTGAGGGTACCCGAAACCAGCGTCGCGGAGATAGCATCATCCGCACGGGACGGCTGGGAGATATCGAAGTTAAAGTATGATCCCGGGCGTGACAGGTAGAAACTCTGCGGAGCGCCAAGAAGTCCACCGAGGAACAACCTCTGCTGAACAAATCCCGGAACCGTCGGAACGCCATTGGACGTCGCGCCAAGATAAGCAGTGGCAGCTGCTGCGCCTGTGGAGAAAATCACACTTGGAGCCGAGCCGAAGCCAGCGCCCGCACCGGTGACAACCACCTGACCCACGCCCCAGACCGCGGAGATTTGTGCGCCAGTGCCTGAGCCAGAGGTATTGATTTGGTTAAATGGGTTAGTTGGGACAGACCCAGACGAGATATACCCCGGCGACTGGACAGACCACGCGGTGATAACGCCTGCGGCTACGTTGGTCACCAGCATCACAAGGCTGCTGCCAAAGTTGACAGTGTCGCCAATGGTATAGCCTGCGCCGCCAGCTGAGATTGTGGGGACGCCCTGAACCTGCAACACCGCAATCGCAGTCGCGGCAATGGTTGGCGATCCGCCAAAGGACACAGTCGGGACAGTGGTATAGGTCCCAGGTGTGGTCACGGTAACATGGTCAATGCCAGAACCTACGAACGGGTTTTTCGATATCGGCGGAGTCTGGGTGAAATCCGCAGCAATGTTAGAGTCGATGAAGTTAACGTCTTTACAGGTGCCGACAAACCCATACTGAACGCCTACAGGCAGGACGCCGAAATACGAAACCTGAGTCTTATAGACGTTATAAGCAATCGCACCCTGGACCGCAGTCCACGAAGCCTTGACCGTGCCAGTGACTGTGCGCATGTCATAGGTATACAGCGATGCGGCCGCTGACATAGACGACTCTTGGCCATTGGTGCCAATCGAGGTTACACCGTAAGAATAGTTCGTCGGAGTTGCGCCGGGGAAGTAGACGAATGATCCTGCCAGTGTCGGGGTGCCCGGTGCCGATATAGTCGCGCCAATCACAACCGGAACCAGTGTCCAGTTAGTGGCTGAGATAAGGGTCAACACATAAGGTTCATGGTTCGGATGGCAGAGGATCATCTGGTTGACACTCTGCGCGAATTTGATCAGACGCAGATCGTCAGAAGATGTATATGGCGAAGCAATGGTATAAACTCGGCTAGCGGTGCCGCCAGAGGTATAGGTGGAATACCCAGTCGAGTTGATGTTGGTTCCATTCAACCCAGCGATGGTGACATTGTTGCCAGCCACAGCCGTGACGATGAAATACTTTTGATTGATCTGCGTCATCCCACCGACGTTCTGGACATAAATCCAGTCGCCAATGGAATAGGTATGTCCGGGGATGGTTAGAACGCAAGGATTGGCTTTAGTCGCTGCGGTTATGGCAACGCCAGTTTCGATGATTGGCGATCCGCGATAGAAGAACCGGATATACCCGTCGCCAAACTCCAACACATAACCAACGGTAAAGCTGGCTTGAAAGGAAATAAGCCTCACCGGAGTCGCGGATTTATACGCCTGTAGAATGTATCTGGTGCCAACTCTGGTGCTGGCACCACCACGATAATCCACAAAGAAATTCTCAAGCAGCGCCGCGCCAGCCTTGTACTTGGCGAGGTCAACACGCGCGAAGAGATTCGGGGACCATTCGCCAGAGTTAAAGCTTGCTTGGGCAACGATATGAGGCATAGGTTTACCTTACAGCACAGGCCAAAGTGGCCCCCAGTTGAACCCATACGAAGACTGTGTGTAGATATCAGGATAGTCGATGCCGCGAACCCGAATCCAATCCGGGGTTACGTCGTTGATGGTCAGGCCTTCATTGCCATCACCTTCGCGGGCTTCTTCGATCTTGCGATTGGCCATTTCAATCGCCATCTTAGCGAGGGTCTTATCGCCAGCGAGCGCCATACAGACAGTCGCCCCAAGAATTTTAACCAACGCCTCTTGGAATGAATCGTCCATGACATTCAGGTCAGTAACGTCGCGGCAGTAGACCAACGTGGCGTATTGCTGATCGGTCAGGATCACGCGCTGGGGAGCGGCTGCACCGAAGGTAAGGTTGAAAGTTGCGCCTGAACCTGAGCCGGTTGTAGAGGCTTGTGCGACTGGGTTGGTCTGGGTGTTGAAGTAGCTGCCACCTTTCGCGGTGGTCGAACCCATAACCTGATTGACAACCGATGCGCCAATGATAACGCCAGACAGCACCGAGTCCACTTGAATCTGTGCAGGCGCACCAATCGGGGCTTGGCCTTGGGTTGTTCCGGGGAGGGTAATGATATCCCCAGCCACATAACCCGATCCGCCATTGGCAATGGCAACGCCGGTGACCGGCCGGAAGGTATCGGTCTGAACGGTAAACTTAACCGGCGGGCCTGCGGGAATGCCAACGCCAAAGCCAATCTGGCTCACCGGCGGAATCCACGCAGCATAGACACAATCAACCGGGTATTGATACTCATAAACCCACGGCGGGGAAGGTAGGCCCGCGGACCACGTTGGGCCTAACGCTGTTGATGATGTGTTCTCGGGAGTTCCCGGAAGCGACGTGATATACACCAGATTCGCCGTTTTGAGCGCACAGTTCCACGGAGCCATACGAAGCAGGGCCTTGCGGATCGGGTTGTACGCAAGGTTGATCTGGATCGCTTCGTTGGTGGAATTGTTCGCAAGCTCGGAGTCGGTCACCGTGATCCGGGTGCCGAGAACTTGCAGCGCGCGATTGGCGATATCGGTGAGAGTGGTCATTTCTTAGCTCGCTCTGCCCGAACCTTGATGATTTCATTGTAGCTATTCAGGGCACTCGCCTGCTGGACAATCAGGTCCTGATCCTCGGCGGAGAGCTTTTTGAAAGCCTCGCCCTGTGAGAAACTGACCAAATCGCCGAGCCGCTCTTCTGCCCATTCGAGTT